TAAAATTCATCAGGAAATACGAAAACTCGGGTTCCCCAGTAAGCCATTGGTCCTGGATACCCGTGATAGCAAGGTTTAATCGACCAGCCATTCTTACTTTACGTGAGTAAAATTTTATGAAATAAAACGACACGATATTATAGATGAATCTTCAGTTGAGAAAATTTAAACCTGAAAACATGGCGGATGATAAAGTATGTGTTTTTATAGGTAAACGTAATACGGGTAAATCAACCCTTGTTACTGATATTCTGTACCATAAAAAACATTTACCAGCGGGTATAGTTTTATCAGCAACGGAAGAAGGTAATCATTATTATCAACAGTATATACCAGATTTATTCATATATGGTGATTACGACAGAGAAGCTATTGAACGTGTAATGGATAGACAAAAGAGATTAGTTGGTGCGGGTAAAAAAAATTGTGGAGCCTTTCTTCTTTTAGATGACTGTATGTATGATTCTAAGTTTATGAAAGATACATGTATTCGTCAATGTTTTATGAATGGTCGTCATTGGAAGATATTTTTCATGTTAACCATGCAGTACTGTATGGATTTACCACCCGCACTCAGGGCAAATATAGATTATATTTTCATTTTACGTGAAAATATTATTCAAAATAGGGAAAAATTGTTTAAAAACTTTTTTGGTATTTTTCCATCCTTTGAGATGTTTAATAAGGTTATGGATTCGTGTACGGAAAATTACGAATGTTTGGTATTGGATAATACTTCTAAAAGTAATAAAATAGAAGATTGTGTCTTTTGGTATAAAGCAACACTTCGTAAAAATTTCAGGGTAGGTGCACCAGAGTACTGGCAAACACATAAAAAGATGTTTAATCCGAAACATGGAAACGTGAAAGTGGGAGACCCAAATTCAGTTAAAAAGAATACACCATTTAAAGTAACGAAAAGAAAATGATAAGATCAATTGTTAAACGAATGTATACACCTATAAAAAATGCTAACACTGTAGTGTATCCAGCTTATAATGAATTTAAACCAGATGATAGTGATGATGGGTACCGTGTTATAATTGATATATGTCATCATACTAAAACTGTTTATATAGATAATGATATGTGTGATTACGATAAATTAAACGATTTACCTAGAATCATAAAAACATTCGGGTGTTTATATCCAAACTACACTCTTCAGGACAATAATGCGTAATCATTTAAAACCAAAAAACTATGTACATATAAATGGCGACAGACGTTAGAACGATGAATCTTTCAGACAATGGCGACGGTATGGTATCTCTAAATAATAACCAAGGGACATCTTTCGTGCCGAATATCCCCCCCGAAAAAAATGTGAGTGAAAATAAACAGACGATGGACTCTACTTCAATTTCCGATATTATGGGTCAAGCCGAGGAACCACTCGAACCACCAATGATGGGCGCCGATCCAAGAATGACGCAAATGCATATGCAAGCTCCAATGATGATGGCGCAACAACAACCAGCAGGACAACAAACGACTGAAAAAAAATCCGAATCTAAAAATCCATTCAACCTTACTGATGACCAGTTCCAAGCACTCATTGTAGCTGTGTGTGCTGCGGTGGCAATTAGTAAACCAGTTCAAGAAAAACTCGCAAACTTCGTCCCATCGTTTTTGAACGACCAAGGACACCGAAGTGCAATCGGCTTAGCGTCGACCGGTATGGTCGCGGCGGTCGCCTTTTACCTTGCGAGAAGATATGCTTAATATAAAGGGGCATTATAGTGTTTATACATTCTTTTTCCAAAAATAAAATAGGAAACGAGAAATCCGAACAGTAAACCAACTGCGCGAAGTCCTAAAACAGTACCAGTACTCTTCGTAGTTTTACCATAATCTCTAAAATCTTTTTCGAACCTTTTGTTTATTTGTGAAACACCCGCAACCATACCCATACCTAGTAAAGTTGAAACCATCAAAAATGGTGCATCTATAGCTAAACGCCCAAATATATCACCACCACGTGGTAACGCGGTAATGACTAATGGTGTAACGACCATGATTATAAACATGTTTAACCATTTATTGTTTAAAAGTAGGGGGGCACTCGAAGATGCGAGTAAAGTATTCAGTAATAAATACGCTTTCATTAAATCACCGAACGATTGCATTTTATTAATACCAAACATTATTTATCCTGGATGTGTTTACCACAAAATTCAGTTCTTTGTGGTATTTCCCGGTATATCCCTAAAGAAACGCATATCGTTCTGAGTTCATCAAATTTTTTCCAGAACTCTTTACTATGTGAATACTCATCTACAGTACAGTGTGCGAGTTCGTGTATTAAAACATGGAATATTTCATTAGGTTCACCATCGATACACAAACCTATATCACTACCTTTACTCACATTATACCCTATAGACCCGTTCATACGCCTATGTGCGGTAATTGGAATTTCTTTACATAACATTTTGAATTCTTCGTTATTTGTTTGCTTAAGGTGTTCCCTGAGTGTCCTGTATTTTTCACGAACTTCAGATAATCTCTCGGGTTCCTGTATATTCATGAGTATAATCACGTTTATGATAAGTAGAAGTATAGTGAGTATCATCTTATCATAAACATATATAAAAATCGACGGTTCACCTCTTATACACAAACCTAAATTTACTATACAAATCCGAAACCGGGTTCCCTTTAAGATCTTCCCATAATGTTAAAGTAAACCCCAAATCTTCCATGCGCGTAAAAAACATATCCTTGTGTGCGATGGGTTCGACTTTTGGTCCGTCGGCATAATACGGTGTATCAGCTAAGTGGACGTATAACTTTTCCCCAAAGTTTCCTGAACTCGTATGTTTCATTAGAAAATAGTTTCCTAACTCATCTTTTACGGGTGTATTCATGATAATCTTATCGGAATTCGGTATAATTCCTATGAATTGACCACCAGGTTTCAGTCTATTTTTAATTGCTAATAAAGATGTCTCGAATAACTTGGGTGATTCGAATATATAGTGTAACGCAAAGTTATAACACACGACGTCGTATTTTCTTTGTGGACATGCAAATATATCACCTTCATAAAAATTGACGCGTATTTTCATATTTTTAGCACGAGACTTAGCCTCCTTAAGTGAGTCTGGGTTTGGTTCACACATGCTTATATTTGCACCGGCGTGTCGCCACTTTTGGAGATCACCACCGAATCCACATCCTACATCCAAAATACTGTCGCCTTCGCGGGTAGCCGATTGGATGAGGAGACGCTTAGACTCGTTATGGTACTTACGTATCTCCTCCATTTATTTTTAGACGTTTTTCTTTTTTAAATGGAGTAATGATGATAAGGGGCGAGAGGATGGTCTCTCGGTCGAGGATAAAGACACTTTTCCTTTTCCTTATCTGAACTGTATTTATCCGTATCATAACAGGGTTTATAAAAGTCAGCTATTTCGGGTTTCATTCCCGTATATCCGTCGTAATCACACGGGTTACCTTTGTGACATTCCCCTGTTCTATCATCGAATCCGTACTGCTTATATTTATTCCTTGTCGTTGTGTTTATACCGATTCTTTCCAGTCTATCTCGCGCTAATTTTAATATTTCTGGTGGTGCCAATGTATGGTAAGGAAACGTTGTCGAATGGCTTCCATCTCTATTACGTTTTACATAGTTTGTATCCAACCAATTTTTTGCATCTTCCTCTGTCACTTTTTGTGTTTCGTCTTTTTGCCACTCCCAAAACCCGGGATCACCCGATTCTACATCCATACTATGACTCTTAGGGTGACCAGGTAAATAGGCATATATTTCTTTTTTCTTTACCATATTGATTTTCGCACGAAGTTCTTGACGTTTAAATCTATTGGAGTAATTATCTTTATTATATGACCTATAAAAACTATCAAATTCTTCGTATTGTTCATCTGTTAAATCATCTAAACTTATTTCCACGAATTTACCATCTTTTACATGTAGTTGAGAAGGTATTGGTTTCTTCGGTTGTTGCCCTTTAGGTCCTTTAGGTGGTGGGGGTGGTAGGGTTTCAGATGGAGGTGGTGGTGGGGGTTGGGGTATCTTTGCAATTTTAGGCTTGGGAATTCCATTCCCATTCTTCACCGCGACCGCTACTGGTTTTGGTATCGGTTCTTCTGAATCAGAATCAGAATCTGAATCTTCTAATTCCGTTTCCGTTTCCGTTTCCGTTTCCGTTTCCGTTTCCGTTTCAGTTTCAGTTTCAGTTTCAGTTTCAGTTTCAGTTTCAGTTTCCGTTTCCTGGTCTTTTTCAGTTTGTTTTTTAAATCCAAAAAGTAAATATAAAATAGATATAATTACAATTAATATAACACCAACATATATAAAAATTTTATTCATATTACTATACATTATAAATTTATTCGTACTGATTTTATTTTTTAAATAGAGTTAAATAATTACAAAACCTATATCCTTAGGTTTAATTTCTTCGTTAATTTTCCAGTTCCAAAGGTAATAGTGGTTGTACCCCGTACCTTCCATGAACTTGTGTTCACGAAGTTCATCGTCATCTACACCAACATTTACACAATTATATACATCGAAACCTCGGTTACGCGCCATGATTATGGCATCTTTTAAACAGTTACCTACGTTATAGAACGTGTATGCCTGTTTTATGGTTTCACCACTCTGTTTATGTACATAATCCAAACTATAAAAAGTGGCGAATTGATCTTTCTCATCGCTCAGGTATGTGTATACGGTATCTTTACGTGGAAGAATCCAGTGTCTAACGTAAGATTCATCGATATTAAGTGAAAGTTTAAACTTTTTTAAATGTTCTTGTAACATTTTTGTAACTCTAGGTATATCATTTTCATTCATTTCCCTAAACTGTGATGTACCTAAAATACGATGCGCTTGTTCTCTTGCATTAGAAAACCCTACGCGGTTTAATTTTTTGACGTTTATGAGTCTGTGCCAGTATTTCACTTTAGTGATGGGGGTTGGTAACTTTTTTACAACGGTATATACGGCCTGCCAAATATCTTGTAAATTTATACACCGTGTAATTTCTTTTATAAGTAAAGGCGCAAAATATGCATTTCTATTTTTTTTAGAGACGCATAAAAAATTTATTTGAAACATTTTTACAGTTTTATCATTTATGCGAACGTTTAATGGTACACCTGATATAAAACCGGTGATTTCAGAGTTTTGTTTTTCACGAATAACGAGATTCCATTCATCTTTATACGTTGCCCATTTTACAAGTTCTTTAGAATAGTGAAATTCAAAAAAATCGTCGCGAATATAGTTTTCTTTTAGGAATTCACAAAGTTCTTCTATTTCACACGAACTCCATTCATATCCTTCAGGTAACGGGTTTTTTTCATACCTAAGTTCTCTCGATGAATTTATTTCACCATCATTTTTAAAAACAACTTTATCTTGAGGAACAGGTTGTTTATTCCAGAATTCGTGCATTATATTACATATAATAGACTTAAAGTTTTTAAGCTTTGTTACTATATAAAACAATGTCAACCCTTGAACAAGATTACACGACCGTTCCTGGTCAATTATATGCGTGTCTTTCCGTCATAGGACCAGAAGCACCCCAAAAGAACGATAAGTTTGGTATTAAGATCCGGGGTGCATTTAATTCTAGAGATGAGGCTGCATCGCACGCCAAACGTCTTCAAAAAGAAGATGCGACGTTCGATATTTACGTCGTTGATCTGTATAAATGGTTGTTGATCCCACCCGATCCGACAAAGATCGAAGATGTTCATTATACGAACGAAAAGCTCGAAGAACTCATGTCGGGATACAAAGAAAATCAAGCACAAGCGGCACAAATGTTTGCGGAACGTAAACGTGACATGATTGAAAGTGCGTCTACATTTGCGAAACCAGGTGATGAAAATTCGAAGTATTATACGAAACCGGATGAACCACCAATCAGTCACCCAGCTGAAGTTCTCGAACGTCTTCAAAAGGAAAAACCAGATACACCAATGGAAGAACTTGTTAAGGAGGCGGATGCCACTGTTGCTAAGGAAATTGAAGAAAGAAAAGAAAAGCGTGAAGCCGAGGCGAAGGTGGCTCTCGAAAAA